GCTGAATGCCGCTCATGACGGAGCCAATCAAGTGCTATTTGACATTGAAGACGACGATCCCATTCCATCTTGCGCCGCCGCCGCCCTGCGTGCTGCTGCCCTGCACTGCAAGCGGGACACGCTAATTCTGCTGACCATTGCCGATGAGCTGGAGAACAGCAATGTCTGAACTCTCCGACGAACAGATCCTTCAGGCCGCTCGGGATGCAGGGCTCTGCTTTCCTATCTGCTGGTTTCTGGGCCAGCCTAAGGAGGACTGGGAAGAAAAGGAGCACAAGCAGATGGACAAGCTGCGTCGTTTTGCTGAACTACTCCTAGTCAACTCCTAATTTCCTCCAAATTTGAACTTCCCATGACCTTTAGCGCCACCATCCACACCACCGCTGACGGCTACTACCGCTGGGAGCTCTACGACGGCCCTGACGGTGCCTTCACCGAGGCCGGCACCGCCCCACTACTCGAGCGCTGCTTCGAAGACATCCTCCGCGCCCGTCGCTCCATCGCCGCGTCCCTCACTGCGTGACTTTCCCCTGCCCCGAGTGCGAAAGCATCTGCACCCGCACCATTCGCACCCGCGTCCTACGCAACGGCACCCGCCTCCGCCGCCACGAGTGCCGCAACTGCATCCACCGCTGGAGCACTACCACAGGCCCCATCCCCGAGCGCCACCCACGCCCACCACAAGGCAGCCGCAGCAAGCTGGGCCTCACCGAAACCGCCATCGTCACCATCCTCGAGTCCCCCGAGAGCGACGCCGACCTCGCCACCCGCTACAGCTGCAGCCGCCAGTCCATCGTCAACATCCGCCTCGGCCGCACCCTGGCTTACATCCGCCCGGACATTCCCCGGCGCCGCTCCAGCCGCTCCAGCCGCTCCAGCCGCTCCAGCCGCGCCCCGCTCCCCGCGGACACGCTGCTATGCACAACGTGCATGCACTGGACCGGTGCAGACTGCAGCTTCGGCTTCCCCGAGGCCACCACCGAACCCACCTTCGCCCTCGAGTGCTCTCAGTACCGGGGCATGACGTCATAACACTACCGTCAATGCTGCTTTCCGACACTCAGATCACCCGTTTAGCCACCGAGGCGGGCATGATCAAACCTTTCATCCCCGAGCTCGTCCGCGAGGTCGACGACCTCCGCGTTCTCAGCTTCGGCCTGTCCAGTTATGGTTACGACCTGCGCCTGAGTCCGCGCGAGTTCTACACGTTCCGGCCGCTGCGCGACGGTGACAGCGATCACGCTGCTGTGGTGGACCCGAAACGCTTCAACCAGGCGCACCTGGCGCCAGCGCCATTACACCATTCCCCCGAGGGTGATAGCTATTTCGTGCTTCCTGCACATAGCTATGGCCTAGGTGTTGCGTTAGAACATTTGGCGCTGCCACCGAATGTAACCGCTCTATTCATAGGTAAGAGCACCTATGCTCGTTGTGGTGTTATTGCCAACCTCACTCCAGGTGAAGCCGGCTGGCACGGCCACTTAACACTGGAGTTCAGCAATAGCTCTAGTGCTCCCTGTCGCATTTACACCAACGAAGGCATCGTCCAGGCTTTGTTCTTTGAAGGCACCACCTGCTCTACCTGCTACCAGACCCGCGCCGGCAAGTATCAGGATCAACCCGAGCGCGTGATCACCGCCCGCATCTGAGCCTTACGCTGGGATCGGAGCGGAAGCGCTTGAGCCGGGTACGGGACCCGGCTTTTTTGTGCTTGCATTGCCCGCTACACTGCGGTACAGACCGGTAACAATCCGTCTGCACCCGTAAGCTAAAACCATGATTGCTCGCAACCCCAACATCGTTGATGGACTGCGCGAGCGTGAGCGTCTTGCAGCTGACCTCCTCGCCCGTGGCAAGACGTGCCGCGAGGTCGCCCGAGCTTTAGGTATTACTGAAAAGACTTTGTACAACTGGCGTAAACGCCCTGCAGTACAACGCGCCATCTACAACATGCAGCAAGAGCTGATCGACAGTAACGAGTCACGTCACGTCGCTTTGATGCCTGAAGCTATCGCGACTCTTACAGAGATCATGAACGACCCGGAAGCGAGGGCGTCCGACCGCATCGCCGCCTCCCGCGCCTTGCTCAACGGCGCTGCCGCCTACCAGGAGCGCAAGCTGCTTGAGCGCACCGTGTCCGACTTGGAGTCGCAGATCTACGGCGTCCTCGAGCTCAAGGCGGAAGCGGCTGAGACCCCCATCAGCGAAACCGACCTGCTCCGCAGCGCCAACCCCGAGGACGAATGACCGCCTCCCTGAGCCAGCTCCAGCGACGCGTCGACAAGCTCCGCGTCGAGCTTGCGAAGCGCCAGGCTCGCGCCGCCAACTTCGACCCGGCCATCGCACCCACCAAGCTCCCCGGCGTCAACGACTGGCCGTCGTTCGCACGACGCACCTGGATCCGCACAGCCGGCACTGTTGCGCCCTTCGACCCCTATCCCTACCAAGAAGCGCTGGTGCGCTCGATCAACGAGCACCCCAACACGATCATCAACAAGTCGCGCCAGATGGGCGCATCAGAGACGGTCTGCTCATACCTCCTATGCCGTGCTCTCACCGAGCGTGGCTTCGCTTCTGTGATCTTCTCCAAGACACAGCAGGACGCCTCCGAGCTCGGTCGCCGTGTGCGCGCCATGGCCAACAGCATCGAGGGTGAATCGATTCGCTACCTGACGGACAGCAACACGCAGATCGCGATTGAGGGCCGCGGCACGCTCTATTTCCTGCCGGCCTCACCCCGCGCCGCTCGAGGCATCCCTAGCTGCTCTGTGCTGTTCATGGACGAGGGCGCGTTCCTCGATGGCGCAGCCGAGATCTACCGCGGCGCCATGCCCACCTTGTCGATGGTGGGCGACGACGCCAAGGTGATCGTCACTTCGACACCAGACACCGAACAGGACTGGTTCGGCCAGCTCTGGCACCAGGGCACGCCGGCCGACTGGTACGACTACGTGCGCCGCCGCGACATCGCCGGCCTCAACGCCCGCCTGGCGGCGGTATCCGACTCCTGGAACCGCGTCGCGATCCACTACTCGCAGCACCCGGTCTATGGCTGCGACCTGGACTGGGCGCAGCGCACCCGCGAGTCCCGCCGCATGACGCAAGCGGCCTGGGATTCCGAGTACGAGCTGGCCTTCGGTGCCACTGACACTCAGATCTACCCGAGCACGTTGGTGCAACGTGCCGCCAGGGGTCACTGGCGCGAGTGTGGCACGATCCACCGCACCTACGTGATGGGAGTCGACCCCAACGCCGGTGGCCGCGACTACTTCGTGGCGATCGTGCTCGACATCACGGAGAAGCCCTACGAGGTTGTAGGCATGTACCGCGCCAACGGCAAGAGCACGGATTACAGCCTTCAGCACGTCAAGGCGCTGATCGACGACTACGCTCCCGAGCGCGTGATTGTTGAGAAGCAGGCCATGGGTTCTGTCATCGCTGAAGCGTTGCAGCACGTACTACCCAGCTACGCGATCGAACTCTTCAACACCAGCCGCCCAAGCAAGACCGTCGCCACCGATCGCATCTTGTACCTGCTCGAGCGCGACGAGCTGATCTTCCCGGCCGGCCCGATCGCTGATGAGCTACGCGTTTTCCAGCAGAAGGACAATGGCCAGCGCGAGGCCGCGAGCGGGGCACATGACGACACTGTTATGGCGTTGTCCTTCGCCTGCTCGCTCATTCCAGAGACGCCAGCGCTCACCAGCTTCTTCGACAACATCTAGGCAGCTACCGCGCTCCAGGCTTCCAGCCACCGGTGAATCGCCGCCTCCCGCCGCGGGCACCACCAGCTCTGCTGTCGGAACCAAGCGGTCCAATCCAGCGTGCTGCCCTTCGCCCGATTACATGAGGCGCAACAACACACCAGGTTGCTTTGATCCGTGCGCCCTCCCCGAGAACGAGGCCTGACGTGATCCAGCGTGTCCCCTGGTCGGCCGCAGTAAGCACAAAGGCACCCCCAGCTGTTGAGGATGCCTTCGCGGAACTGCTGTTTGGCTTGCCGTTTGGTCAGGAGACGTGATCCATCGATCCGATGGTCAACCATGCTCACTGCAGTGGCTGCCCCAGCGTAGTCAGAGCGGCCCAACGCCTACGCTCAGACCTAACATGTTACGCAAACACCTAACATGTTGTGCTTTGCGGCTAACATGTTGTGCTCTAAACCTAACATGTTGCGCAAGTGCATAACATGTTAGCTTCCTATGATCCCGTGCAACTTATGGCTACGATGAGCCCATCGCCCTAAGGCCAGTACAACTCATGGCTGCTCCTAATACTGATACATACCGGAACGACGGTGCTCTAGTTAATGTCCTCACCGGACTAGGAGTAGGCACAAAAGACAAAACAACAGCAACGCAAGTCGGCTTCAGCACTCTCCTCACCGAAGCCGAACTGGAATCGCTGTACACCAATGGCATTCCACGTCGCTACGTGGACTCCATCGCAGACGCGATCCTTTCTCATCAAGCCACGATCAAGCTCGGTGGCGACGACCAGGAGGACACCACTGAGCTGATCGCCCAGTTCGAACAGTTCCTCCAGGCTCAGCAGTTTCACTTCGCCCTCTCCGAGGTCATCAAGCTGCAGCGTCTCTACGGTGGCGGCGGCCTGGTGATGCTCATCGATGACGGTGGCGAGCCCGCAGATCCCGTTGATGTCAATCGCATCCGCGCGGTGCGTGGCTTCATCCCGCTGTCGCGTCACGAGCTGATCCCCGAGGACGTCTCCATCACCGACTACTCGAAGCCCTCGGCCTACCGGATCACCACCAACCAGCGCATCACCCCGGACCAGACCAGCAACTACGTCAACCTGCTGATCCACCACACGCGTGTCGCCCGCTTTGACGGCCTCTACCTGCCCTGGAACCTACGCTCCCGCAACACCGGCTGGGGCCAGTCCGTACTGCAGCTGATCTGGCAGGCGTACAAGCGCTACGAGAGCGCCATGTCCGGTCTCGAGGCCATGACCACAGACGCCGACCTGTTCGTGCACAAGATGCCCGGGCTTTTCAACCGCATCGCTGCCGGCAACGAGAGCGACCTGCGCAAGCGTCTGGAGGCCAACAGCCTCAGCCGCAGCGTCTACGGCGGCATGATCGTGGACAAGGAAGAGGAGGTGAGCTTCCTCAACCGGGCCCTGAGCAACATTGCCACGGCTTCCGATCCCTTCGTGAAGGATCTGCAGGCTGCCACCGGCTGGCCGGCCTCGATCCTGATGGGCGACAGTCCCGGAGGCCTCGGCAAGGAAGGCCGCTTCGAAGAACGCGTCTGGGCGTCACTCGTTGAGCAGTGGCAGGAGGTCTACTGCCGCACCCCGATCACTGAGATCTTCACCTACATCCTCGCTTCGCGCGAAGGACCAACCCGCGGCCGCATCCCTGAGTCCTGGTCGGTGCACTTCCCCTCGGTGTTCACCGAGACCGACAAGGAGAAGGCTGAGCTACAGCAGCTCAAAGCGGCCTCCGACGCGCAGTACCTGCAACTGGGTGTGCTCAACGCCCTCGAAGTGCGCGAGTCACGCTTCGGTGGCACGCAGTACAGCATCGAGACCAAGCTCAACGAAGCGGTGACGCAGCAGCTGATTGCCAGCACCGACGCACAGTTCCAGTCGCAGATGGCGGGCTACGACGCCCAGATGCAGGCGATGCAGCAGCCGCCGGCGCAGCAAGGTGCTGCACCCGAGGGCGGTGAAGCAGCGCCAGCCGAAGGCGGCATCCTCCCTTCCGACGCCGGCCGCGGCGACACGATCTTCGATTCGGCCGAAGGCCTGCGCATCCGCGTTACCCACCGCCACGGCGACATCGTTGCCGGCCCCCTGGTGGGCCCTGATGGCCAGCGCATCGATACCAGCGCTGCAGCACCGGTACTCATCCTGGGCCCCCATCGCACCCGTAGCCGCAAGCTCTATCGAGCCCGGTTTGCGCTCGATAGCGTGATCACCGATGGCCCCTACACCACGGGCTTCTACTCCACCCGCGCAGCTCGCGTTGCAGTCCAGCATTTTTTCCCCGGCCAGAATGTCGTAGGGCTTTCAACAGTGCCCGACGCTGAGGCCGACGCCTTTCGCGCTTACAACGAGGGGTACTGATCAGTGACACAACCCAACATCACTCCCGAAGGCTTCCGCACCGCGGCCTACCTGGCGACACGACAGCGCCTCGACGTCGCACGCAGCCGCACGGGCAAGACTTTGAAGCGGGTCACGTGCAACCCGCCCAACGTGCAGTGCGGGGGCCGCTGCATCCCCCCGAACTGGGACTGCCGATTGAAGGGCCAGGGTGCCGACCCACAGCTACGCGCTGTGCAGACCGATCCCGTGGGAGGCCTGGCCAACATCGAGCGCGGTGTCAAGCGCATCGGCAAGGGCATTACCAAGGGCAGCTTCTCCGAGATCGAGGGTGGCAAACGTGCCATCGTCCGCGGCGTGGTGAAGGCTGTGCCCGGTGACATTCAGAAGAAGAAAAACTTGGCAGCGAGGTTGGAGCGCCAAGGTGCACGTATTGCAGTAGGTCTTGCTGTAGTCGGCTCAGGCCTGGGAATCCATAGCTTGCTGATGAAGCGCAATACGTTGGGCTATAGAGATACTGTAGGGGCCAACATCAATAATGCGGTACGCCTAGGGGTTAATAAAGTATTAGACGCCACCCCTATCATAAAAAGTGAGCGTGCTCGCATACGTGCACGCGGTGAAGCTGGTATTAGCGCTGCTCTAATGCGGCAGCGTAACCCGGTAACTGCGGAGCTAACAACGCAGTTAGCAAGAACTGGCGTATCAAGTAAAGATGAAGATAGTCGCTCGGCGTTAGTAGCGAACTTACAAAATGTAGATAAAAACCCCGAGCTACGTAGTGCTGGTTTTGACGCATGGAATAGAGCTCATACTGAGGCTTTCTGGACTACAACAAGAATAGAAAGCGGCGCGGGGTTAGCTAAAGGAGAGGATCGTGCCAGTATTTTTGCACGTCCAGCCACAGAGGAGTTTATAGCGCGTCAATTTAATCTCAGCGGAGATGATACTCTAACGACTAAGTCTATAAAAGACGCAGTAGAGCTTAACCTTCGTGCGTACAAAGAAGACTTAGTAAATTTAGCTCAAGTGCAAGGCTTCAAAGTCACCAATACCTCTGCTGGCGGGCGCGTCATCGATAAGAGTGATCGTAGGGCGTTTATTAAAGGCTTAGTAGCGTCCACCCTACCAGCAGGAAAAGCTAATTCCCGAGAGCGAGCTGCTCTAACTAAGCACATAGAAGATACACTACGATTACAGCCCTCTACCTTAACAGACGAAATATACAGTACAACGTTCAAGGGGTTCAATAACTTCTATTTAGAAAAAGCCGATACTATTAAACGTGCTACGGAGCAGGCATATCTCAGCACTGCTATGCGTGAGACTGGTGCAGGTCAGACTCTATTAGATGCGACCCAAGCTAGGGCTGCATTTATTTCTAAAACTCGCATTAGGGGCACTAATCATGCTGAGCTTGTACTGCGTCAGCACTATGCGCGCAACGTGCGCCCGGGAGCACGCGATATGTTCACCATTACTGATCGCCTGGCAGTCGGAGCTGCCTCCGAACTAGCAGGACGGCCGATGGGACCCTCCGAAGCCTTCCGCGCGCTCAGTACCGAGTACGGCTTCTCTGGGGTGGTCCCCACGCGCGGTTCTGCGGCTACGCCACGTCGTACCGGCCGTAGCGCGCAAGCCCAACTCTCCGATCTCGCTCGCCAGCTACGTGCTGCTGCACAAGCGCGTGGTGAGGAGATGAGCATGCTGGCCTCGATCAACGCAGCCAAGGCCGAGCTCGCCCGCCGCCAACGTGGTGACGCCCTACCCCCCGGCCGGATGCGCACCGCCACCTACCTGGCTG